TCATTACGTCGGGTTACCGCGATCCTTCCCATCCAAACGAAGTCAACAAAGAAAAACCTGGCACCCATTCTGAGGGTATTGCCTGTGATATCCGTGTAAGAAACGGTGTTGAACGCATGAACATCGTACATCAAGCTTTAAAACTTGATTTTGGTGGCATTGGTGTAGCAAAAACCTTTGTTCACGTTGATACTAGGAAAACAACGCCTGTTATGTGGACGTATTCTTAATGGAGCTTGATATTGAGCTTCTGCCTTGGCAACAACAGGTTTGGTCAGACAACACACGTTTTAAAATTGTAGCTGCTGGTAGACGAACAGGTAAGTCTCGTCTTGCCGCATGGATGTTAATAGTCAACGCGCTTCAAGCTGATAGGGGTCATGTATTTTATGTCGCACCCACCCAAGGACAGGCAAGGGACATTATGTGGCAAACCCTTCTTCAGCTTGGTCATCCTGTTATCGATGGTAGTCACATCAATAATCTACAAATTAAACTGGTCAACGGAGCAACCATCAGCCTCAAAGGTGCCGACCGACCAGAAACCATGCGAGGTGTCTCGTTAAAATTTTTAGTCTTAGACGAATACGCGGACATGAAGCCCGAAGTTTTTGAACAAATTTTACGACCTGCCTTAGCGGATCAAGAAGGTGGCGCTATGTTTATTGGCACACCTACCGGTCGTAATCATTTCTATGAACTTTACAAATACGCAGAACTTAGTGATGATAAAACTTTCAAAGCTTGGCATTTTACTTCTTATGACAATTCGTTTCTTAAGCATTCTGAAATCAACCTTGCAAAAAAATCTATGTCGTCTTATGCGTTTCGGCAAGAATTTATGGCGTCGTTTGAAGCTCGCGGGTCAGAAATGTTTAGAGAAGATTGGATTCGGGTCGAAGCCGACAAAGATCCGGTCGGAGACTACTACATCGCCATCGACCTCGCCGGTTTCGAAGAAGCCTCAACAAAAAGCGCACAAAAAACCAAAAGCTCGACGAAACGGCGATCGCGATTGTCAACGTCTCGGAAGAAGGCTGGTACGTCGAAAACATAATACATGGTCGATGGACGCTTGACGAAACGGCCATCAAAATCTTCCAAGCCGTAAGAGACTACAAACCTGTATCGGTAGGCATCGAAAGAGGCATAGCCAAACAAGCGGTTATGTCACCGCTATTTGACCTACAAAAGAAGTACGGTACATTTTTTCGGGTAGAAGAACTAACCCACGGCAACAAAAAGAAAACAGACCGTATTATGTGGGCGTTGCAAGGACGCTTTGAAAACGGATACATTACGCTAAACAAAGGCGACTGGAATCCAAGATTGCTTGACCAACTGTTTCAATTCCCTGATCCTTTGACGCACGATGACTTGGTAGATGCGCTGGCCTACATTGACCAACTAGCCGAAGTGGTCTATGACTACGAATACGAAATAGATGACCACGACATTTTAGACATAGTGGCAGGATACTAATATGGACGAGACATACGGGGAAGATGGCATAGGCGTCGAGCAGTCCGTTGAAGACTGGGTAATGTCAAAGTGCGAAAACTGGCGTGATTACTATGAATCAAACTATGAAGAACGCTTTGAAGAATACTATCGGCTTTGGCGTGGGATTTGGGATCCTTCTGATAGCGAGCGTCGCAGTGAACGCAGCCGTATTATTTCTCCTGCTTTACAGCAAGCTGTTGAATCCAATGTTGCAGAATTGGAAGAAGCCACCTTTGGCAGGGGCAAATTCTTTGATGTCTCCGATAATCTAGGCGACACCTCAAGAGAAGACGTCCTTTTCTTAAGAAACAAACTCACCGAAGACTTTGAAGACTGCATGATTCGCAAGTCAGTAGCGGAATGCCTTATCAACTCAGCAGTTTTTGGTACAGGTATCGGTGAGATTGTTATTGAAGAAATGAAAGAAATGGCTCCCGCCACTCAGCCGATTATGGATGGAGACCTTCAAGCGGTCGGTGTCAGCATGACTGATCGCGTAAAAGTAAAGCTTCGTCCCATTATGCCGCAAAACTTCTTGATTGATCCGGTAGCGACTAATGTAGATGAGGCATTGGGTGTTTGCATCGATGAGTTTGTGAGTCGTCATCAAATAGAACTTTTACAAGAGCAAGGCGTATATCGAGATACGTATGTTGGATATGCCGCACCTGACACAGACCTTGAACCCGACCAAGACATTACAATCTACAACGATGACAAGGTACGGCTCACTAAATACTATGGCCTTGTGCCTAGAGAGCTTCTTGATGAAGCCACCGAAGAAGAATCTGAAGGTGATACCAAATACGTTGAAGCCGTTATTGTTATTGCTAACGGTGGTACGCTTCTAAAAGCAGAACCTAATCCTTACATGATGGGTGATCGCCCTGTTGTTGCATTCCCATGGGATGTCGTGCCTGGACGTTTTTGGGGAAGAGGCGTTTGTGAAAAAGGCTATAACAGCCAAAAAGCATTGGATACAGAACTCAGAGCGCGTATTGATGCGCTTAGTCTAACAATTCATCCGATGATGGCGATTGATGCCACTCGTCTACCAAGAGGTGCCAAGCCAGAAGTTAGACCTGGCAAGATGGTATTAACCAACGGAGATCCTAGAGAGGTACTCCAGCCATTTAACTTTGGTCAGGTTAACCAAATTACGTTTGCACAGGCCGGTGCATTACAACAAATGGTTCAACAGGCAACGGGTGCGGTTGATTCAGCAGGTATTGCCGGTAGTGTCAATGGAGAGCGGACAGCGGCAGGAATCAGTATGTCGCTCGGTGCTTTGATAAAGCGACACAAGCGAACATTGATTAACTTCCAACAATCTTTTTTAATTCCGTTTGTTAAAAAAGCCGCACATCGGTACATGCAGTTTGATCCTGAAAATTACCCTGTAGCGGATTACAAGTTTAATGCTAGTAGCACATTAGGCATTATTGCTAGAGAGTACGAAGTTACCCAGTTAGTACAGCTATTGCAGACAATGGGTAAGGATTCACCGCTGTATACAACTTTGATTCAATCTGTTGTAGACAACATGAACCTGTCTAACCGTGAGGAACTGCTTGCGGCAATGACTCAGGCAATGCAACCCAATCCTCAAGCACAGCAAATGGCTATGGCAGCACAACAAGCCCAGTTGCAATTCCAAGAGTCACAAACTGCGGCCCTGTCTGCACAGGCACAAGAGTCTTCGGCTAGAGCGCAGAAGCTTGCGGCAGAGGCAGCTGTGGTTCCGCAAGAGCTTGAGATTGACAGAATCAATGCCGTTACTAGAAACTTGCGTGAAGGCAATGAGGATGACAAAGAGTTTGAGCGTCGCATGAAGATTGCCGACACACTGCTAAAAGAGAAACAAATCCAAGGAAAAGAGAATGCTAACCGACAGAGAGTTCCAACTGATCCTCAACAAGTTCAACGCTCAAATAGAGCCGTTACGACGCCAAGTCCAAGAACTCCAAGCCAAGGTGGAGGCATTAACTGATGGCGAAGAAGCATCCAAGCCTAGAACGCGCAGGCGTAAGCGGATTCAACAAACCGAAGAGAACGCCCAACCACCCCACTAAAAAGTTTGTTGTGGTGGCAAAGCAAGGCGATAAGATCAAGACGATTCGGTTTGGTGATGCCAAAATGAAAATTAAAAAGAATCAGCCAGATCGCAGAAAATCCTTCCGTGCGCGTCATAAGTGCGATACAAATCCTCCAAGTAAACTAACTGCACGATACTGGTCGTGTAAGAATTGGTGAAACTATGAAAGTAAAAGCGCCTGATGGTTATCACTGGATGAAAAAAGGCAAAGAGTATAAGTTGATGAAAGACCCTGCAGGTGGTTACAAACCTCACAAGGGTGCATCTAAGTCAGCAGACTTTGCAGTTCAAAAGGTTCACGGAGGCAAGAAATGAAAGACCAAGATCACACGGTTAGTTATATGCCAATTGAGTATTACGCTATGTGCGAATCGTCTAAGCGTCGAATCAAAGAGATGCAAGCGCAAGGTATTCCTACTCGGTTTGATCCCAAAGACAAGCCAGAAGATGTAGGTAAGATGGAATCATTTACTGTAATGATGGTTAGTGAATAACCCAAGGAGATAGCTATGTATCATGGATCAATGAAGCCAAAGAAAAAGAAAAAAAAGAAAAAGGTTAAGAAGTAATGCCTGGGCGAAAGGGTAAAGGTTATAGCCCGAAACAAAAAAAGATTGCTCGCGTTGCGGCCCCTCGGGACAAAATTACGGGAGCAGATTTTAAGGGGTTACGTCGTGCCAAGAAAAAAAAGTAAACCCAAAAAGAAAAGCACTATACCCGCTAATGTAAAGAACAAAGCACTTTACTCGCGGGTAAAGGCTGAAGC